CCTCCACGCTCGCCCACACCGCCTACGCGCTCGCGCGGAAGCTGGACCAGGACGCCGGCATGGCCGCCGCGGCGGTCGCCCGGGAGCTGCGCGCCACCATGCTGGAGCTGGCCAAGAACGCCGCACCGGCGGTGAAGGACGGTCTGGATGACCTCCAGGCTCGCCGAGAAGCCCGCCGCGGAGCGTGAGGTCCGCGGGGCGCAGACCCCGCGGATCCTGTCGGTACCCCGCCAGACGTCCTCGGCGGGCGTCGAGGCGGTCGAGCTGGCCGCCCAGGCCGGCCTGATCCTGGACCCGTGGCAGCAGCTGGTGCTCGAGCAGGGCCTGGGGGAGCGCCCGGATGGCCGCTGGTCGGCGTTCGAGGTCGCGGTCATCGTGGCCAGGCAGAACGGCAAGGGCTCGATCTTGGAGGCCCGGGAGCTGGCCGGCCTGTTCCTGTTCGGCGAACAGCTGATCCTGCACTCCGCGCACGAGTTCAAGACGGCTCAGGAGGCGTTCAGGCGGATCCTCGCCCTGGTCGAGGGTGCGGACTGGCTGCGGCGGCGGGTACGCAGAGTACGCACCAGCCACGGCGAAGAGGGCATCGAGCTCACCAGCGGGCAGCGGCTGCGGTTCATCGCCCGCTCCACCGGCTCCGGCCGCGGCTTCTCCGGCGACTGCGTCATCCTGGACGAGGCGTTCCACCTGGACGATGAGGCGGTGGCGGCGCTGCTGCCGACCATGTCGGCCCGCCCCAACCCGCAGCTGTGGTACACCAGCTCGGCCGGGATGCGTTCCTCCACCCAGCTCGCGCGGGTGCGGCGCCGCGGCCACGCCGGCGGCGAGCCCGGGCTGGCGTTCTTCGAATGGTCGATCGCTGAGGGTGACGACCCGTCCGACCCGGCGGCGTGGGCCCGCGCGAACCCCGGCCTTGGTATCCGGATCAGCCCGGAGTTCGTGGCCCGGGAGCAGGCCGCGATGGACCCGGCCACGTTCGCCCGCGAGCGGCTCGGCGTCGGCGACTACCCGGGCGACGGTTCGGACTGGCAGGTCATCACGGCCAAGGCCTGGAACGACCTGGCCGACACATCTTCGCAGGTAGACGGCGTGATGGCGTTCGCCGCCGACGTCACGCCGGACCGGGCGGCCGGCGCCATCGCCGTCGCCGGCCACCGCCCGGACGGGCTGCTGCACGTCGAGGTGATCGACGCCAGGCCCGGTACCGGCTGGATGGTGGAGCGGCTCGTCGGCATGGTGGAGCGTTGGACGCCGTGCGCGACGGTGGTGGATGCGGCCGGCCCGGCCGGGTCGCTGATCGCCCCGCTGACCGCGGCCGGCATCGAGGTCATCACCCCGACCAGCCGGGAGGCCGCGCAGGCCTGCGGCCAGTTCTACGACGCCGTCACCGACACCGCTCGGCTGCGGCACCTGGACCAGCCGGAACTGAACCTGGCCCTGGCCGGGGCGCAGCAGCGCCCGCTGGGGGAGGCGTGGGCCTGGACCCGCAAGGGCGGGGTCAACATCGCCCCGCTGGTCGCGGCGACGCTGGCCGCCTGGGGGTTCACCGTGCACGGCCAGGAACCGGCGGCCGCCGACCCGCTTGACAACATCTGGTGACGGGAGGGCTGCTGGTGAGCGAGGCCCTGGTCGTGTACCTGGCCCGGCTGCGTGCCGTGCTGCTGGCGCTCGCGCCCGCCGCCGGCGTGGCCGTCCGGTACCTGGCGGCCGCCGCCCCGGCCGGGGTCGGGGTGCTGCTGCTGTCCTACGGGGCGTGGCTGGCCTACCGGCCGGCCGGGTTCATCACCGCCGGTGTGGTGCTGCTCGGGGATCGTGTCGCCACGGCCCGCACGGCGCGGCCGCCGGCCGGGGACGATGACCGGTGAGGAGCCTGCTGTTCGGCGGTGCCGGTGACGGCCGGGAGCGGCGGGCGTTCGCGTTCGTGTCCCCGCCGATCCCGCCCAACAGCGAGACCGGCCTCGGCTTCGCGCGGGTGGACCTGTCCCGCACCGAAGCGAGCTTGCAGAAGATCGCGGTGTGGGCGTGCGTGAACCTGATCGCCACGATCACCGAGACGATGCCGCTGGACGTGTACTCCGGCGACGGGGCGAACCGGAAACCGATCCCGATGCCGGGCTGGCTCGCCGACCTCGGCGGCGACGGCCACGGCCTGCAGGACTGGCTGTGGCAGTGGATCTACTCGGCGATGCTGCGCGGCAACGTGTACGGGCTGGTCGGCTCCCGCGACCGCCGTACCGGGCAGCCCACCCAGATCGTGCTGCAACACCCGGATGAGGTGCACGCCTCCCGCCAGTTCCGTAACGGCCCGGTCGACTGGCGGATCAACGGGCAGCAGGTCGAGGACCCGAACACGGTGTGGCACCGGCGGGTGCATCCGGTGCCGGGCCGCCTGCTCGGCCTGTCCCCGATCCAGCAGCACGCCCTCACCATCGGCGTCGGGATCGCCGCCCTGCACTTCGGCGCCCAGTGGTTCGAGGAGGGCGCCCACCCGTCCGGGATCCTGTCCAGCGAGCAGGACCTGAACCAGACCAAGGCCGACACCGCCAAGCAGCGGTTCCTGGCCGCGCTGCGCGGCAAGCGGGAGCCGGTGGTTCTGGGGTCGGGGTGGAAGTTCCAGCCCATCCAGATCGCCCCGAACGAGTCCCAGTTCCTGGAGACCAACAACTACACCGGCGCCGAGTGCTGCCGGATCTTCGGGCCCGGCCTGGCCGAGGTGTTCGGCTACGGCACCGGTGACTCCCTGACCTACAAGAGCGTCGAGCAACGGTCCCTGGACCTGCTGACCTACGCCGCCGACCCGTGGCTGGTACGGGTCGAACGTGTCCTGTCCGCGCTCCTGCCGCCGCCCAGCTACGTCAAGTTCGACCGCAAGGCCCTGGTCCGCACCGACCTGCTCACCCGCTACAAGGCGTATGAGGTCGCGCTGCGTAACCAGTGGATGGTCGTGAACGAGGTCCGCGAGGACGAGGACCAGGCCCCAGTCGAATGGGGCGACACCCCGAACGCGGCCAGCCCGGCACCACCCGCCGACCAACCACCCATGGACCAGTTGCCGGAGGGCGAGGCATGAACAAGATCAGCGACCGGGCCGAGGTCGTCACCGGCACCGTCCGCCGCGCCTACCCGGTCGCCCTGGAGGTTCGCGCCAAGCCCGGCGGCGTGACCGGTGTGGAGGGCTACGCCTCCGTCGTCGAAACACCGTTCGAGATGTGGGATCTGTTCGGCAGCTACTCCGAGGTGGTCCGCGCCGGCGCGTTCACCAAGACCCTCAGCGAGAACCCGCAGGTGCAGCTGCTGCTCAACCACGACGGCCTGGCCATGGCCTACACCAAGGCCGGCACGCTACGGCTCGCGGAGGACTCCACCGGCCTGCACATGGCCGCCGACCTGAACCCCACCCGCGGTGACGTGAAGGACATGCTGACCGCGCTGGAGGACGGCAACGTCGATGAGATGTCCTTCGCGTTCCGGGTGATCCGCCAGCAGTGGAGCCCGGACTACGACCAGCGCGACATCCTCGAAGTCGACCTGCACCGGGGCGACGTCAGCGTCGTGAACTTCGGGGCGAACCCGGCCACCAGCGTGGCACTGCGCAGCCTGGACGTGGACCACATGAACCCGGAGGCGGCCCGCGCCCTGGTGGCCCGCCTCGAGCGGCGCCTGGCCGTGGTCACCACCACCGTCCTGGACGACGAGGAGGGCGAGGAGGACACGGTGCCGTGCCCGTCCTGCGGCGCCCTGAACGCCACCGACGCCGTGTACTGCGACCAGTGCGGCGCCCCCATGAACCCCGACACCGGCGGCCAGTACGGCGCCGGCGCCGGCCGGCTGGCGCTGTCGCTGGCCACCGCCGAAGCCGAACGGCTCGGCCTGTAACACCGCCTGCCCCCGCTGACGCGCCGGAGCACCACGCCGGAGCGCGCGTCTCGCGCGCCACCACCTGGAGCCACCACCCGGACGGCCAGCAGGCGTGACCCGACCACTCCAAGCCCCCGAAGGAGGGAACCCCCATGCTGGAGTTCCTGCGCCAGCAGCTGGCCAAGCTGCTGGAGGAGCGGGCCGCGCTGAAGACCGACCTGGACGCCGTCCTCGAGACGCCGACCAAGGAACAGCGCGCCCTCACCGAAGCCGAGACCAAGACGTTCAACGAGCGCCGCGACGCGATCAAGGCCAAGGACGGCGACATCGAGGCGGCCAAGAACCGGATCGCCGAGCTGGAGGAGATCGAGAAGCGCGGCCAGACCGCCAACGACCTGGCCACCCGGTACGGGCAGAACAGCGACGTCCCGCCCGGCAACCCGCGGGTGAGCGAGCCGCTGACCTACCAGCGCGGCACCAACCGCTCCTACTTCCTGGACCTGGCGCGCGCGCAGCTCGGCCGTGACGCCGAGGCTCAGGCTCGGCTGCTGCGCCACGGCCAGGAGATGGACGTGGAGATGCCGCGCCGCGAGCAGCGCCGCGAGCAGCGGGCCCGCGAGCAGCTCGCCCAGCTGGACCGGGACCTGCGGCACCCGCGCGGCGAGTCGGTGTTCGAGAAGCGCGTCAACCCCAACCGCACCGACGGGCAGGGCGGCTACTTCGTGCCGCCGCTGTGGCTGATCGACGAGTACGTCGACCTGCCGCGCTTCGGCCGCACCCTGGCCAACACGGTCATGAACCTGACGCTGCCGGCCGGCACCGACAGCATCAACGTGCCGAAGGTCGCCACCGGCTCCGCGACCGGCGTGCAGACCGCCGACGCCGCCGCGGTCACCTCCACCGACCTGACCGACACGTTCGTGACCGCGCCGGTGCGCACCATCGCCGGGCAGCAGGACGTGGCGATGCAGCTGCTGGACCAGTCCCCGGCCAGCTTCGATGAGATCGTGTTCGCCGACCTGCTGGCCGACTACAACATGCGCCTGGACACCCAGTGCATCAACGGGTCCGGCGCGGCCGGGCAGGTGCTCGGGGTGCTGAACGTGTCCGGCATCAACGCGATCACCTACACCGACGCGACCCCGACCCTGCCGGAGCTGTACGCGCCGCTCATGCAGGCCCTGAGCCAGTCGGCGAAGAACCGCAAGATGATGCCGACCGCGGTGTTCCTCACCCCGTCCCGCTGGTTCTGGATGGCCTCCCAGCTCGACAGCCAGAACCGGCCGTTCATCCTCCCGGAGCAGAACGCCCCGTTCAACCCGCTGGCGCTGCAGACCGGCGGGGACGTGGAGGGCCCGGTCGGGCGGGTGCTGAACTTCCCGCTGCTGGCCGACGGCAACATTCCGGCCAACCTGGGTGCGGGCACCAACGAGGACCGCATCATCATCTCCCGCACCTCCGACATGTACCTGTGGGAGGGCAGCATGCGCACCCGGGTGCTGCAGGAGGTCCTGTCCGGGACGCTGCAGGTCCGGTTCCAGCTGTACAACTACGCGGCGTTCATGCCGCACCGCCGGCCCGAGCAGATCTCGGTGATCTCCGGCACCGGGCAGATCGCCCCCGCCGGCTTCTGACCGGGGTTCCCTTCCACGCTGGCCGGGCCGCTGCGTCGCCATCACGCCGACACAGTGGCCCGGCCAGCACCCCCGAAAACCTGTCGCCCATCCCCTGGGAGGAACTGGTGGCTGACCACGACCTGCTCGCCGAGCTGGCGGGCCTGCGCAACGAACACCACATCCACGATCAGTACGACCGGCCCGAGCGGGCCACCCAGGTCGCCGAGCAGATCAAGCGCGTGGAGGGCGAGATCCGCGAGGAGGTCAAGCGGCTGGAGGCCGAGGCCGACGACCTCGTCGACACCGGCGCCGACGGCCGCGCCGGCCAGCTGCGGGAGCAGGCCGCGCAGCTGCGTGCCGGCCTGGACGCCGACAACCCGGCTGAGAACGCCGCCGGCAGCCCGGCCACCGGTGAGCGGATCGTCGCCGAGCCCGTCGCCGAGTCGGCCGCGGAGCCGGCCGGGCCGGTGGAGACCGCCGCGGACAAGACGCCGCGGGAACGCGCCACGCCCAAGAAGCGGACTGGCTGAGCAGGGGGAAGGCGGGCGGGATGGGCTTCGACCTCGGCGACACGGTCCGGCTGACCGGGCTGTGCACCGACCCGGGCGGGACGGCGGCCAACGCCACCACGGTGACGCTGACCATCACCCTGCCGGATGACAGCACCGCCACGCCGACCGTCACCAACCCGCCCGCCCAGACCGGCCAGTACACCTACGACTACGTCACCAGCCAGGCCGGACGGCACACCGCCCGCTGGGTGTGGACCAACCCGGCCTGCGCCTACGTCGACGTGTTCGACGTGCGTCCGACCGCCGGCCTGATCGTGCCGCTGGCGGCGGCGAAGGAGCAGGTCAACATCCCGGCCGCCACCACCACCTGGGATGAGGAGCTGCGCGGCTACATCGCCGCCACCACCCGCGCCGTGGAGGGCACGGTCGGGCCGGTCCTGAAACGCACCGTGATCGAGATCCGGCCCGGCGGGCATCTGCTGCTGCTCAACGCCACCCCGGTGCTTGCGTTGACCTCCCTGACCGGCGTGTACAGCTCCGGCATCAGCTACCTGCCCGCCGATCTCGACGTCGACCTGGACAACGGGATCGTGCGGCGCAAGGACGGCGGCTGGTTCGTCGGGCCGCTGCGGGTCGTCTACACCGCCGGGCGCCCGGTGATCCCGGAGAACATCCTGCTCGCCGCGAAGATCATCATTCAGCATCTGTGGGAAACCCAGCGCGGCTCCGGGTCCGCGGCCACCAACGTCGACCAGGCCGACGTCGCCTACCTGTACAAGGCCGGGTTCGCGATCCCGCGGCGCGCCCTCGAACTGCTCGACCCCGACAGCGAGGACGGGATCGCCTGATGGCCACCAGCACCATCCCGGCTGCCCTCGACGCGCTGCTCGCCCTGTGCCGGGCCGCACCCGCCCTGGCCGGCGTCGTCGTCTTCGACGGGCCGCGCGTCACCGACAACGACCTGGTCAACCCCGACCGGCTCTACATCGGCGCCAGCGTCGATGACGACCCGGCCGCCGAAGGCGATCAGGACTTCGCGCACCTCGGCGCCCGCGCCCGCGATGAGACGTTCGCGCTGGCCTGCACCGCCGAGGCCTGGTCGGGCGACACCGACATGGCTGTGCGCCGCACCCGCGCGTTCGCGATCCTCGCCGCCGTCGAAACCTTGCTGCGGCCCACCGACGCCAACCCGCGCGCCTACACCATCTCCGAGACCGTCCTGTACGCCCACATCGCCGGTGGGCTGCGGCTGGTGCAACGCCAGACCGGCAACGGCGCGATCGCCAGCGTCACCTTCCACGTCACCTGCCGCGCCCGCATCTGAACCCCGGAGGACACCGTGGCCACAATCCGTAACCCGTTCCCGGAGGAGCGGCGCCTGCCGTGGCTCGGTGACCGGGTCGTCGCACCCGATGAGGTGGTCGACGTCCCCGACGAGCACCTCGACAACTACCTGGAGGCCGGCTGGGTCGACGCCTCCGCACCGACCATCAA